TTGCCGCTGGAGTCTATGGTCAGGTACTCACTACTTCCAGCGGTTAACCCGTCACCAATACTAAAGTTGCCTGAGTTATCCAGCCCCATCCAACGGCTATAGCTAGGAGTCCTGATAGTTGTATACGCATAGCCAGAGGCATTCGTGCATTCAAGAATTAACTGCTCATCAGCTGCTGCGCTATTTAAGAAATGAGTAGTACCTCCAGGGGATGTGGTGCCTACTCCAAGCCTCTCAGCACTAGCATCCCAGAAGAGCTTAGCAGTGGTGCCTGTGTCTTCGTAGAAGCTGATGTCGCCGTTAGAACTAATAGTTAGTCTATCTCCAGTGCCATCTCTGAATATATAGCCATGATAAGCATCGGTCTGAGGGTTATAGAAAACAAGATCACCATTACCCGAAGACTCTCTGTAGATGTCATAATATCGAGTTGCGTCATACTTGATTGTAGCTTTAGCTGCATCAGTACCAGTATTCTCAACCGTCAACCCATCAGCCGTTACTGTGCCTGTTACGTCTATGCCTGTGGAGGTGGTGGCTAGTTTAAGATTTCCAGTATTGTATAGTTCAGCAGCACCGCCATCATAACCCCTGATAATATTCTGTGTTTCTGCTGCGTTTGTTATTTGAAAATCATTTGCGCGAACAACTAGATTGCCTGTACCAGCATCGTGAATAGTAGATTTTGCGCCCGTGTGATAAATCTGCAAATCACTACCAGCGCCGAAGATAGCCTTTACATTGTCTGCAAAGGTCATGTCGGTATCTTCAGATATGGTAGTTAAATGCAACCATACCGCCGCACTAGCAGTGGCATCCACACACACATAAGCCTCATCAGCAGTAACATCAATCCATATAGACCCAACCGAGTAGTCGTCATCTGAATCATCATTGACAGTAGGTGCAATAGTCGCACTGATATTCAGCTTAGAGGTATCAGAATCGATCTGCTCAAATGCTCTCTGTATCAATGAATGAGTTTCAATATCCCCCTTCTCTGGATACGGATAACCATTGCGAGTTGTAAACCCCATGCTGATTGCAAAGCTGGCGCTAGTTATCGTTGCTTGCGCGTAATTAGCTGCAAGAGTGATTTGAGTCGCGGAATCCCTAGAAGCTACGGAGTACCAAGCGTTATCACCAACTACCGTAAAAATATCCCCTGCTGCAACTCCTGCGGTCACAAAATCAGTATCGGTTGCCCCTGAACTGGTTACTGTAGCGCTACCGTTGGTTACAGTAACTCGAAGGCCATTGGTATCATTCGTTTTATACTGCCCCATTTCTTATCCTTTATAAACAAATTGGTAGCTAGCTGAAATATTCTCTGCTATGTTTTCAGACGCACTATCGTTGATGTATGGCCCTTCAATAAATATGTGAATATAAGGCCTCGTGATGTAATTAAGATCGTCTACTTCTAATGAGAAAGCCCCTGAAGCATCTACATCATAGTCGTTAGTTGTGGCAAAGTTAAGCCATGATTTAGCTGAGAAGGTGGTATAAACAACATCTCCAGCTCCCTGAAACACTACTGCACTGGATGAGGCCACCGGCTCATTTAGAGACGCACTGGAGCTGCCCCAGTAATCTGTACTAGGCGTTGAGTTAAATCGATTCGTTACCCGAACATATTCATCATCTATAACTTCGGTTACTACACACCAAACACTATTGATTCCATCAGCTTCCAGAGTAATGATATCCCCCACGCTTACATAGGCAGTCATATCTCCTGCACTTGTTCTCTGAACAAAACTCTTTTGATCAACTTCACTCGGCCCGATGTTAGTTAGCTCTACATCAAATGGAAGTGCTACCACTGCTGTGTAATCAAAGAACCCTGCCTTGCATGTTTGACCCCAATACAAGGGAAGATCTGTGCTATCAACACTCCCGATAGTCATATTGACAGAACCGGCAACTGTGTAATTCCCATACCCCAGACTGGCGAATGTTTCAGCGTAAAGAGTTCGTCCGTCTTTGCTGTTCTCACGTCCTGTCAAGGTGTCTATTGTCCCTGCAAAACTATTCTGTAGCGTGGTGACTGACCCCTCACTAGATAGACTGCCATCCCCGAAAATGTCATAGGGTACGTACTTGTAATAGTACAATGCGCCAGCAGTTAACCCTGTGACCAGCACTGTGGTCTCTTTGGTATCAACTAACAGTGTGGAACTATCCGCTGTGAAGCCTGTAGAGGTAGAGCCATATATCTTTAACCCTTCATAGTCCAAATCAGTTGGTCGAGTAAAGGCAAATTCAATACCCCCTACTCTGGCTGAGACTGTAGGAGCTGTGATTGTTGGAGCTGGATTAGAAACAGTCATATCAGAGGACCGCCACATTTTCAGAGATTTGGTTCTGTCTACCACGCGCCCATATTTTGAAGTTAAGATCTCTATAAGGTGTTGCAGACTGTTTAACAGCATCTTCAGCGTTCTTTTCATAGGTGTAGGTGTACCATGTGTCAGTTACGTACTCGGTTCTAAGCAGTGTGGTTCCGTTATAAACCTCAACCATAAAGTCTTTGATATATGCGTCGATTGCCCCATAACCTGCACCGTTAGGGTCTTCTCCATTCAATACTGAGTATGAAAAACTAAGTGTTCCCGCTCTCCATTTGATCTTGCAATCTTTACCTGTCCATTCGGTTTCGTTACCCTGCCCATCACCGCCTAAATCCAGCTCCACCCCTTTCACGTCCGGTACTGGTGGTGGGTCAATAGTCACTCCTACGGTGTACGGCGTACCATTCACGCCTAGTGTATTAACAGGTGTCAGGGTAATCTCGTAAGTTCCATGAGGAAGGTTATCTAGTGCGTAAGAATCTAAATCTTGGATGGAATATTCACGATAGTAATATGCTGCTGGATTTGACTTCGCCAGCCCCGTATTCTCGGTGTAGATAGTCAATGCAGAAGATGTTGGGAAACTGGTGAATCTCTCTCGGTACTCAACAGCAAAAATACGCAATGTAGTTGTGCTGTCTGAGTTGTCGGTGATGTTGTAAACATGCCAAAGCACATCACTGAAAACGGTTGCGTTTGTTCCGCTCCATCCTGACATTGTTATAACCTGATTAACGCCTAACTTCGCCCTTTCTGCTGCGGATAGCGTTAGTATCAGATCATAGGCGGGGAATCCTACCGGCCCAACCACTGGCATCATCTTCTGAATAGATACGTTAGGATCAGATAGAGTATTCGGTGTGGTTGATGTTACTGAGTTCCGCGTTACCTCTTCGCTTCCCGCCACACCGTCAACGGTTAGGAGGATATGATCCCTGAATGAGATTGCACTACTACTCCATGTAATATCAATTTGTCCGTTGTAGATGTAATCCTGCGCGTTTATGATTACGTCTGATACTGTTCCTACTGTGTGAAGCCAAGGGTTTGGCAGACTGGTATCAGGTATAGCATCAGCCTCGGTCAGCGTAAAGTCATAGCTAGACTCGTTATACTCGATTGCAGAAACCCTCACCTCATCATTACTTTTAAGAGCTAGGCGCATCACCCTAAACAATTTGCCGTCTGGATAAATACCAGTGTCCCATCCTGTAGTTGAATGCTTGATATAGACCACATCACCCACCTCACAGCGCAACCCTTCTATAGTCGCTGTAAACTCTACCGCTGTCTGCTGTCGTGATTGGTGCATGTGAACAGTAGCCAACTCTTGCGCCCTATAGAGATCAGAAGTGAATGGCAACTCAATAGTCTGCTCTAGTAATAACTCGTTGTCCTCAGTCCTGTACGTTGAAGACTCAACAGGGGCAATATCAGCTTGCCATCTACGAGCAGAATTAAAGAAGTTTCCACGAACACGATTAAACCGAGTGTTTTTATCACCTAGCTTGATTGACCATGCCCCTGTGATGTTGTCTTCGTTAAAGGTAAAGGTATTACCATCAACAGTTTCAACTTTATCAAGTATCAGTTTGTATTTGCCCCCACTGAAAATCAAGAAGCCACGGCATGAGGTTAATAAATCACGTAGGATATCCATTGATCCTTTCGTAGTATCAACCACTCCATTGCAAGTATATCGCTTTAACTTCAGTGCTGAAAAATCAATATCGACTGTTGCAACCTCATCTACACCAGCCACCCAATCATTACCGCCATCGTTTGATATAGCGACAAAATAGCCGTTATCGCTGTGGTATGACCTGTGAGAGATATAAAACGTGCCATTATTGGCTCCATTCACCCATCCGCTCATAGTGAATTTCGTACCCTCAACCAGAGTATCCCAAACTGCCTTATCCATCTGCTCAATAGTCGTCCATGAAGACAACGTTGGGGGAGATGGATAATTGACTAGCTCAATTGTACTGAATGTATTGGTTTGATCAGCAGAGGGATGGTCAATAATCTCATCACAGTAATCAGCAGCAGCTTCAAAACTTGTATCATCAACAAGACTAGAATCAATGTCGCGTCCATAGCGTGAATTAGTGAGGTAATCACGAATGCAGAGAGCAGGATTATCACTCCATGCTGTTGTGCTTGTGCGTGAATCATAGACTTTTACACCCATAACATCAGCAGCAACAACAGGCATACCAGTAGGAAATATATCTCGGTCAAACTCAAGATATACGTAGAGATAAGCTGTGCCACGCAAACGGTGATCTGTTGTCCAGTCCGTAACCGCTGCAACTAAATCTGAATCCGCTGTCTGTGCGTCTGCGCCTAAATGAGCAACAACACTATTAACGGTGCCGCCAGCAGCTTCCCCGAGGTCAGGATAATAAACTTTGTCGTCAAATTGCGGATCATGAATCCATACACCATTAAAATAGACTCGCTCTACCTCTTCAATCTCGCCCTCACACAAAGCTAATACAATATGCAGCTTCTCATTTTTATCGCCTGTAACTTCCATGAGAACTCTAGTACCACCAATCCTGCGCCGACCATAAACAATATTAAGAGGCGCGTTATTTGATGCTTTATTCAGTAATACTCCACTAGCAAGCGGCAGCGTCTCTGAGTCGTCTGCCATTGCACTGGATATAGAGGTCGCCACAACAGCACCGATAAAAGCCCCGATTAGTTCAGACCTAAAATAAGTTGTCGCCCATTGCTTAGCTGCTGCCCCACCAAGTGCGCCAATAAGTACAGTGATAAATTCTTTTTTCTGAAAGTCTGGATTAAATCCAGCAATCGGACTGCCTCTATACATTATGTTCCCCCCCAAGGGATATCACGAACAATCTCAGAGGCAAACTCAAACCCCATATCTCCAGAGAAATGGATCTGTTGCTCTTCGTGGTTGGAATGACGACCTGTCTTTCTACTGAAATCTACCCAAGCATTAGTTGCCGACATTGATACTGTAGACTGTCCGCTATCTGGATTCTCATTAATAATAGGCTGATCAATGCGGCCCTCAAAAATAAGGATGGGGTCAGTAATCAACGCCTGTGAGCTATTTAAAAACCCCTTATAAATTTTAATGGTTCGATCAATGTAGTTTTCTTGAAGCACAGCAGAAATCCACGTCTGATCAACGCCCGACAATGAAATAGTCACACTTGAAACAATAACTTCTGCTGTCTCTTCTATATCGGAGAAGTCGAGCCATGCACCTACAGCACCATAGGTATTGCCATCGTAGATAATATCCCTATATGAATCAGTCATATAGGTTGTACCGCTATCTAAATGTGTAGAGACAAAATGAACGGGACGATTCTGGGATTTAGCTACTTCAGCCTGAAATGCAGCAGTTGATCCGCGATCCATTAGACGACCTCGACCAGTGATATTTTATAGCTATGTAAATCAGGTACTCCACGATCAAATGATTGTGTATCTGTAGAGAATGCCATTGTAAAAGGAACGCTATCATAGGTTACAGATGCCGAAGTTGTAGCCTCTAGTAGCGGGGGCTGGATGCTTAATTCTCCGCTACCAGTTAGATCAGCAGTGACCATATATACTTTGACATGGCTGGCAAACTTAACAAAATCCCCTGCTTTTAATGTGCCGGTCATAGTAACAGTAACCACCTCAGTACCAGCCACCTCTACAGCAGACGTGCAAGCACTAACATCACCTGTAGCATTCCCATATACAGGGGGAATATATGTAAACGTTCTGTATTGGCCTTTCTGAGCTATACCAAAAGCAAACAACGGGGCAAAATCCTCACGACTCAGCGGGGGATATGCTGCCTCTATAGCCCATCTCTGTCCGCCTCGCGTTCTCGCTTGCCGCTTCAATAAATGAGTAACAGATACCAATGTCGGCTGTATGCTTACAATCTTGATTGATGATGGTACTGGAGTGGTCGGAAAACTCATGCTGGCATCACCCTTCCATTTCTATTAAATGCTTCTCTTACTGCGCCAACAATAAACGCTTTATTTTGGCTCATGTGTGCAAGGAATGACTGGCTATCAACAGCGTTTACATTAAATGTAATATTGGCAGTCTGCCCGCTCATTTGTTGCCCTTTCGTGTGATCAATTACTGTCTCATCTGGGTGCAGGATAGCAGGGAAGCCGCCACGCCCATCAACGCCGCCAGCTCTTGCACCACCACCAGTGAAGCCGCCGCCGTCTGCAGAGAACAAGCTGC